CCTGTAGGACAAGCATGGAAAGGAGGGACAAGCCAATGAGAGCTAAAACATTTGCGGAGCACCGTATCCATCAGTATCTGGAAACGGTTTATCCAGGCCTGGATGGCCACATGGAAACAGTTAACGCACATGAGGCCATAGTGACGGACATTAATGGTGACAAAATCCGTGTAGTGTACGACAGAGGGACGGTGTATGAAATTGAGATGTGATGACGAAAAGGACGAGCATCCCCTAATGACGGCAGCGAGATGGATTATCATAGCAACTTTTTGGATGTTCGGAATGGTGGTTGCAGCAACAGTGGTCATGGCGCTGGCCATGGGCGTGAGACTTTAATGGGAGGTGAAGCGAGATGACAAGAGAACGAAAGATCCGGATTATGATGGAGCTGTTGGACGAGCAGGCAGTGAGTATCCCTGCATACCTGGAAGAGGATTACCAGAGAGCGATTGACGCGGCGTTCCAAAAGATAGAGAAGCTGGAAAAAAGAGAGGGCATAAGTCTGGACAAAAATATGGACCCCAGCGGCGGCAACCGCGGAGAAGTCCAATAACAAAATAAACTAAACACCCTTAGTATAAGGGATTTTAAAGGAGATTGCAAGATGAAAGTGATTAAACTGGTTTCGGCCAGCTTTGAAAATTTTAAAAAATTAAATTGGACTGTAGAGTTCGGTGAGAAAAAAACACAGATTTTTGCTATGAATCGGACAGGAAAGTCTAGCATGGCGGATGGAATATTCTGGGTTTTGTTTGGAAAGTCTAGCACAGGGAAGAGCGAGGGAAAAGAATTTCGTCCCAGGCCTTATGATTCCCGGGGCGTTGATGTCGACCATGTGGATGTGGTGGCGGAGTTGGTGCTTCTGGTAGACGGCGTTGAAGTCGTTCTTAGAAAGACTCAGCGGCAGAACTGGGTACGGAAGCGCGGAACAACAACAGAAGTCCACGAGGGAGATAAGAACATTTATGCATGGAACAATGTGGAAATATCCGAAACAGAGTTCAAACGCCGGATTGCCGATATTGTATCAGAAAAGAACTTCATGTTGATTACGGACCCGACCGCATTTTTCCGGTTATCGAAGCAGGAGAAATTGGACTTGATTCTTTCCCTGATTGCCAATGTGACCGAGGAACAGATTCTGATGGAAGTTGGCGGCTTCGATGAGCTTTTGAAATTTATCCAGGATGGAAAGACTCTGGAAGAAGTAAAGGCCACTTCCAAGCGCTCCATTTCGGATATGACCAAAGAGCGTGACCAGATTTCGGCATTTATCAACGAGAGAAGCAAGGATATCGTTGATATTGATGTTTCTGATATGGAACTACAGCGGAATGTAATCAACGAGAAGATTGCCGAGATTGACCAGAAAATCGAGGATTCTACGGCGGCAATTACTGATTATGATGAAAAATCTAAAAACATCATTGATTTAAAGATGAAGCAGTCGGAGATTGTTCGGGTATCTAATGAAGGTCTGGTTAAGCAGAAACGAGAAATTCAAAAGCGAATTGATAAGGCTGATGATGATTTTCGGGGGGCCATGCAGAAGCAGACGACGGCAGAGATGGAAATTGAACGCCTAAGTCGTATTGTTGAGAGCAACAAAATCCTTCGGGCAAAGCTTTCACAACAGGTCGAGATTGAAGAGGCAAAGTCATTCCCAGAATATGTGGAACCGGAACCATTATCTTCCGATGCACTGATTTGCCCAACCTGCGGGCAGGCTTTACCAGAAGAATTGAAACGAAAGAAAATTGAATCCTTTGAAGTGGATAAAAAGCAACTCTGGGAGAAGTACGAGGCTGATAAGGCAAAATTTGAAGCGGACCAGAATGCTTCGCTGGACAAAATATGCCAAGAGGGCAGGGCCTGCGTTGAGAAAATCAACAATGCAAAAGAGGATTTAAAGACTGCTGAAAAATCCTTGGATTCAGCGAAAGCAGACAAGATGACTGCAAATGCGGATAAGACAAAGGCAATGGAAGAACTAGAGGCACTTCCAGAACAGGTGGATTTATCAGATAACCAGGAATATGAAGCCCTGTGTATGGAAATCCAGGCAAAAGAGGAAGCCCTGCGGAACATGAATACCGGCGCTGATTACCGTACACAGTTGAGAGACGAAAAAGCTGAATGGGAGACACAGCTTGCCGAGGTAAACCAGAAGTTTGCCGCTGTGAACAAGTCCGATGAAGCCAAAGACCGTGTGGCAGAACTGGAAAAGCAGTTTAAGGATAAAGTTCAGCTGATTGCCGACCAGGAGCGGATTTTGATGATGTGCGAAGAGTTTCAAACAGCCAAGGACAATTATTTGACCGAAGAGGTAAACAAGCACTTTGAAAATGTACGGTTCCAGTTATTCCGCCAGCAGAAGAATGGTGGCGTAGAGCGTGTATGTGATGTTTATACAAAGAACGGTTCCCCCTATGGAGATAACACGACCAGCGGCGCAGAGAAACTGATTATAGGACTGGAAATCATCAATGTTCTATCTGGAATTATCGGAGTCAGCGCCCCAGTAATCGTAGACAACGCTGAAAAGGTATCGGAGGGCAATATGCCGGAGATTGATACCCAGATGATTATGCTGTCGGTTTCCAATGACGAGGATTTCAGAATTGAAAAGGAATGACATAGAAGATAAAGAGACTCCCTTAACACTTCTCTTTACACTATCAACGTTAATCTGGTCTGTTAGAAAAATTCTTATTGAAGAATATGGGTTTTCTGATATCAAAGCAAATACAGCTATATTGATTGCTGTCGATGCAGAAAAACAGATTAGCAAATTAGATGCGAGGGAGAAGTTATGAGAGATTTGGAGAGCGAATACCGGGTTATTGAAATGTTACATGCCATTAAGATTTTCATTGAGGCGGCCAAGAGGTTGACACCAGAAGATATTGATGCTTTAGAAAAAGTTGCGGATTTTATGAAAAAGTCAAAGCCTCAAGAACCATGTGAAATGACCATTTCAAAAATTGAAAAGGCGTTGGGACATCCAATAAAGATTATAAAGGAGCATAGTAATGAAAAAATGTGAGGACTGTGACGAGTGCGTATATATTTGCGAGGGGGATTTCGCCTGTATGAAAGAGGAACCTAGAATAATATTGGTGGATTTTTCAACCCAGACAGATGATTACGGTTGGTGCAGAAGAAAACATAAGGAGAATTAACTTATGAAGCTGAACGTTACGAATCACCCATACTATTGCAGTAAAAGCAACTACTACGTTGGCGGTTCCGATAATTTTGGAAGAAGCGAATATGATAGCTGGTCAGATTTCAAGGAAGAATGGCTGGGAATAGGAGATGATTCATTAGGAATTGATTCCGACCTTAATTACTGTGTTAGATTCGATATTACGCAGAACGAAGACAGTGGTGCAAAAGATTTATGGTTATTCTTCTTATTACAACGTAAGGGAATTTTTAGTCCTGTACAGGTAAGAAACATCAAGGATTCAGATATGCCAGAGATTGAGAAATTCTTGAAAAGGCAGTGGAAGTATATAAAGAAAATGTGGAAGGAGTTTAGCAATGTTGATTAAAGTGCAGTTTTTGAAGGGAGACAAGCCATCTGGTAGGGCATATACATATCGTTCCGATGTTCTGGTCAAGGTTGGCGACAAGGTGCAGATTAACAGTTCTGCAAAGGGTATCGTGACCGAAGTCGATGTGCCGGAGGAAGAAGTTGCGGCGTTTGCTGATAAAGTGAAATCCATTGTTGGTCTGGTGGAAGAAAGCGAGGATAAGAATGAAGGAACGGTTTGAAAAACTGCTTTTATCGGTAAATCGTGAAGGAATGGATAAACTGATGGAATTTATCCGCAAGAGTGATTTTTATACGGCTCCGGCAAGTACGAGGTTTCATGGGGCTTTCGAAGGTGGACTTCTGGAGCATAGCTTGAATGTCTATGATTGCTTGGACAAAAAGACTTCTGGCTCTGAACACAACATTTGGAAAGGACTGCTGAACACGGACAAAATCAGTAATGATAGCATAGTGATTGTTTCTCTTCTTCATGACCTGTGCAAAACCTATTACTACACCACCGAAATGCGTAACAAGAAGAATGAATCTGGTGCATGGGTGCAGGTTCCTTTCTATACGGTTGATGATAGGATTCCTTACGGACATGGCGAGAAGTCAGTCATGATGATTGAAGAATACATAAAGTTGCTGCCGGTTGAGCGGTATGCAATCCGATGGCACATGGGGGCCTACGAACCGAAAGAGAACTGGAATACCTTGGGATTGGCTATGGAGAAGTATCCGCTGGTATTGGCCCTTCATGAAGCTGATATGGAAGCTACATATTTGATGGAAAAGAAGGAGGACAAGTAATCATGGCAACAGCATTAAAGCATAAACAGAGAAGTCACCGGAGTTATCAGCAGAATCGGAAGGTTATGGGGAGCGTGGCAGTCGCTTCAGCGCAGTTGGCTAACAGCCATCATTACAATAAGATGGCATATAATGAGGGCAACTGGTTGGACACTTTTAAGCAGATGTTCCGAATGGGGCAGAAAGGGGACAGATAGTTATGGCACAAACAACGGTATTTACTTGTGATATTTGCAAGCAGAGTAAGAGCAAAGATGATTTGGCGAAAATAACAATTAAGTCAGACGGTATAAGGATGAAGGGCGTTGGGTATAACGGAATCACCGTTGATATTTGTCCGGACTGCTTGAAGAAAAAAGGGTTCTGTGTAGAACCCAAATCCACAGATGAAGAGGACGAGCAGGTTGGAATGCAAAATAGAGCAACCCTTGAAAATAAATTTTATGAAATCCTGGCCGATATGGGCGTATTGTTTGAAGAATAGGGAAGGGGATAGATAATCATGGTAGTAAAGCAGACAGAGAATAAACAGGATTCAACTACAGTACAGCCACCGGTTAAGCCAGCTACAGTTGCATTTAGGAGTGAGATTGCAACGGTTACAAATGCCTGTGTAGAATCTACGCGGCAAATGCTGGAGGAACGTGGCGTGACCTTTGACGAATATTCCAAACAGTGTGTAATTGCGGCAATGGGGTGTATTTACAGTTTGATACATAATCAGGGACTTACTCCCAATGATATCAACCCGGCAAATTTGCAGAGCACGTTGTTGACCGTTGCCGCACTTAAACTCAATACTAATGCAGTTCCCAGAGAGTGCTACTTTCAGGTACGCAGTGTAAATACAGCAAAAAAAGGTCAGAAGGCAGTTTGGGAAAAACAAATTGAAATGGGCCTTGAAGGTGATGGGAATGATGCTTTAACTGCTAAATTTGGCAGGGGGGTTAAGATGGTGCACCCATATTGGCTTGTCCGGTCTGGCGATAGTTTTTCTTATGGAAAAAGAAAAGGTATCGAAGTAGAGCCGCCAGAATGGGAGCCAACTGGGAAAGGCGAAGTTGTGAGGGTGGTTTACCCTATTGAATATGCCGATGGTCATACCGAGTTTCATTTTGGGGAACGTGATGATGTACTGAAAAACTTATATGCACATCTTTCAAACAATCTGATGAATGAAACCTTTGGAGTTTGTGAAAATCGGTATGATGCCACACCTGCACAAAAAAAACAGATTTCCGAAAAGAAAAAGGAAATCATGGACAAAGCAAAGGAACTGAATGATTTGGATAAGATTTTGGATTGCCCGGAATTGCAGCCTTATCTTTCTCCAGCATGGACAGAACCACAGTCTAGAGAAAGTATGATTATCCGAAAAATGCGTAACAACGTCATGAAAAAGATTCCGAAAGACTTTGGAAATCCAGTAGCGGCACAGGAATACAGGCAGCTTGACGATGTTGTGTATCAGCAGGTTCAGGAGGAAATCACTTACAATGCTAATGCCCAGGAGTTTCCTATGGAGCCAGAACAGCCGTCCTCCATTGGGCAGAAGGAACCGCCTAAGACTATGGCAGATGTGATAGCAAGCCAGAAGCAGAAAAAAACAGCTCCTGTAGTGGATAAAAGCTGGATGGAGGGATAGTCCATGGAGTGTATGTCGGCATTAGCGGCAATTGCGAAAGGTATCGAAGATAACCTCTACAATTACACGGTTGATGGAAAATGCTCCAAGTGCGGAAATTGTTGTTCAGATATTCTCCCTCTGTCAGATGATGAAATCCGTAGGATTCACAAGTACATTCGCCAGAAAGGGATAAAGGAAAGCAAACACCTTATCCCGGTGGCGAAGCCGGTATTGGATATGACCTGCCCATTCCGGGATAATGGGAAGAAAATCTGCACGATTTATGAAGTTAGGCCGGAAATCTGTCGTCAATTTATTTGTGACAGCGAGCAGAGAGCAAAAGAAAACCGAGAACGGCTAAAAAAGGGCAGACGGGTGTTCTCAATGAGGGAGGTGTTCTTTGGTGCTGATTAAAAGCCAGAATGGAAAGCAGATAATCAATCTGGATAATTGCGTTTCTGTGAATTGCGATGAAGATAACCATATTGTGGCAACGTACCCAATCGAACGTGCCTGGGCCGATTTGGGAACATATTCATCGGAAACAAAGGCACAAAAGGTTCTGGATTGGATTCTTGATTGTTACAACATGAATTTGTTGATACAAAGTCCTATATTTAAAGTTGCGAGAGACTTGTTTGATGAATACGTGGCAGACCAGAAGTTCGGAATATTCGAGATGCCTACGGACGAGGAGGTCGAGGTATGAGGGTAATATCGCAGAATGGTGCTATTGATGTTCCTTATGAAATGACGGCTTTTCACTTAGCTGGCGGAATGATTCACATGAACATGGTCGGTGATACTGGAAAAGGGACGTTGATGGCGCAGTATGAAATGCCTGAAAAGGCAGAGAAAGCCATGAAGATGCTTCATAAGGAATATACTGGAATTATGCCAAGTTTGGTAATTGACATGAATGCCAAATTCGATGAAGAAAGCATGAAAGCACTGATAAACTCTACCGCGGGAGTAGTTGTTAAGCCTGCTAATGCTGGAGACATTGATGTACATATGCTTCCACGGATATTCCAGTTTCCAACAGATGATGAAATTGAGGTGGAGGAATGAAGAAAGCGAGAGATTTGCAGAAGTGTTTAGGAGCACATGATATCCAAATTACACATTTAGGTTTTGATGGTGGATGTGGGGTTTTTACAAAAGGAACACTTAAAGGCGCAACTGTAATCTGGAGTTATGGCGGTGGATGGGAACATGTAAGTATCTGCCCCAAGAATAGAACGCCAGATTGGAATGAAATGTGTTTGCTGAAAGATGTGTTCTGGAATGAGGACGAAACAGTTATCCAGTATCATCCAGCGAAGACGAACTATGTAAACAATATGAAAAACTGCCTGCACCTCTGGAAGCCGATTGAGCAGTTTTCTGGAAAGTTGCCAATTCCACCAGATATTATGGTTGGTGTGAAAGCAGTGGGTACAATGGGATGAAACTAAAAGTTATTGGAAGCGGAAGTAAGGGAAATGCCTATGCGCTGATTGCTGAGAATGAAATTCTTCTTCTGGAAGCTGGTTGCCGATTATTGGATGTGAAGAAGACTATCGACTTCCAGATTGGGAAAGTGGTTGGGTGCCTGGTAAGTCACGGGCACCAGGACCATCTCAAATACGCAAAAGACTTTCTTTCTGCTGGAATCAAAATTTATACTAACGATGAAACGCAGAGATTAATTGACTGTGTGTCTAGTGGGTGGTTGTACGGAATCCCGGAAAAGAAAATGTTCAAGGTGGGAGAATTCAAGGTAACACCGTTTTATGTGCCGCACAATGATACTCCAAATTATGGATATTTGGTTAAACATGAGGAAATGGGAAAACTGCTGTTTGCTACAGATTTTGAATATCTTCCGTGGACATTCCGGAAGAAACGATTAAACCATATGCTGATTGAGTGTAACCATATGGACGATGTGGAGAACACGGATGCGAACTATAAACACGTTATGCGTGGACACAGCAGTTTATCAACGGTACTTGATGTTGTTCGTAAAAACCAAACACCGTGTTTGCGTAACGTCATATTATGCCATTTAAGCCATTTTAATGCAGACCCCAAGCAAATGTTGGCTGAGGTCGGAAAAGTGGCTGGAAACTGCGTTAATGTGTTCTGTGCGGAGACTGGATTGGAAGCGGAGTTAAGGAAAG